TAAAACAAAAGGCTACAATGATGATGGTAGATGGTCAAATGAAAGCAGTTAAAAGTGGTACTGATACTGCATCAGGATTAAATGCAACTCTTGCTTTAGGTTTTCCTGCAGCTATTCCAGGCCTTATAGCTTATGCAGGTACTGCAGTTGGTATTGTAGCAGGTATAATGTCAGCAATTAGAAAACAGAAAACAGTAGCTGCCTCTTTAGGTGGTACTCCAAAAGGATCAGAATCAGCTCCTGCATCAATACCTACAATAGCTCCTGAAGTAGAATCTACTCCTCCTGAAGTAACAGGAGTAGGAGGATCAGGTGTAAGTCAAATAGCAGAGGCTTTAGGTAGTCAAGCACCTGTACAGGCCTTTGTGGTTAGTAATGATGTAACTACTGCTCAAGGATTAGAGAGAAACATTATAGATGGAGCATCACTATAATACAAAATATAATATAAAAAGCGTTATTTAGTTATGAAGATAGTAGAATTAATATTAGATGAAGATCAAGAGGTTACAGGAGTTGAGGCAATCTCAATAGTAGAAAATCCTGCAATAGAAGAAGATTTTATTGCTCTTAAAGATCAAGAAATTAAACTAGCTGAAATTGATAAGAAAAAAAGAATACTATTAGGCCCTCTTCTAATACCTAATAAACCCATATACAGAAAAAATTTAAATGGAGAGTATTATATATATTTTTCTAAAGATACTATAGAAAAAGCATCTCAGCTTTATCTTAAAAATGGTAATCAAAATAATTCTACTTTAGAACATAGCCACGAAATTAATGGCCTTACTTTAGTTGAAAGCTGGTTAGTAGAAGATGATAAGTTTGATAAGTCCAGGAAATATGGTTTTGATGTTCCTGTGGGAACTTGGATGGGTGCTGTTAAAGTAAATAATGCTGAGGTTTGGAATGAGTATGTTAAATCAGGTAAAGTAAAAGGCTTTAGTATTGAAGGATATTTTGCAGATAAAATGGAGATGCCAAAATCTAACAAAGATGAGCTTACAAAAATAGAAGAAGAAGAAGCAGAGTATATGCTTAATATGATTACAGGAATTATTAAGGAGGATGCTAGATATAAAGAAGGTAAAAATTTAATTTTAGAAACCTATAAAGATTATCCTTCAGTAGTTAAGAATAATGCAAAAAGAGGTATTGAACTTAATAAAAAAGTAAAGAATAAATGTGCTACAGATGTCGGTAAAATTAGAGCATCTCAATTAGCTCAGGGAAAGCCTATAAGTGAACAAACTATCAAAAGGATGTATTCTTATTTGTCAAGAGCAGAAGAATACTATAATGCAGATGATAAAGAGGCCTGTGGCACAATATCTTATTTACTATGGGGTGGCCTAGCTGCTAAGAGATGGAGTGAAGCAAAACTTAAAAAATTAGGCAAACTAAATTTATATAGTGAAGTAGTTAATGATGAATTTGCAATTATAGATGATAGATTAGCTTATTCTACAGAAGATAAGGCCAAAGAGATGGCAGGTAATATTGGATGTGAAGGAATACACGAACACGAATTAGAAGATAAAACCTGGTATATGCCTTGCGAATATCATAAGAAAGATGAGATGGATAAGGATAACAAATGCCCTTATGGTTATAAAAAGAAAGATGGCAAATGTATTAAAGAAAATCAATATAAAAGTGATGAATAAAAAAAACTATTGGCCAAGTCGTACAAGCCCTATAGGAGATAGGAGAGCTTGTTACTGTAAAGATAAAAATACATATTCTATTGAGTGTTGTGATGGATCACTATTTGCTCAGGGAATAGGTGTAATTAATAGGATAGCATCCTGAAAATGCAAAATTAAATTTATAAATCGTTAATATAGTAATTATGAAAAGTAGTGATATGCTTAATAAAATCAAAACAATCCTAGACATTCAGGTAAATCTTGAAGATAGGAAATTAGAAAATGGTACAGTAATAACTGCTGAGGCTTTTTCTAAAGGTAAAGAAGTATTCATCAAAACAGATGATGAAAAAGTTAAAATGCCAATCGGATCTTACGAACTTGAATCAGGAGAGGTTTTAGTTGTAAAAGAAGAAGGGTTAATTGATGATCTTACTCAGGCTAAATTAGAAGAGGATGATGATCGTAAGGAAGAGGCTGATGTAGCTGATTGGAAAGGTATGGAAAAAAGAATCCAAAATCTTGAAGATGCTATAGCAGATCTTAAAAAAGATAAAGAACCAAATTCTGAAAAAGTTGAAGAAGTAGATACTGAAGCAGAATTGGCTAAAGTTGAAGTAAAAGCTGAAAAAGTTGAAGAACTTTCTAAACCAGCTACTGAGCCTATTAAACATAGCCCTGAAACAAAATCAGGAGAAAAAGCATCAGGGTTTCAATTTTCACAAAACAGAAGAATGTCTATTAAAGATAGAATCTTTGAAAAATTAAATAACTAATAAATATAAATAAAATGGCTTTAAGTGTAACTAGCAATTATGAAGGTACTTGGGCAGGGCGTTATATCGCTGCTGCATTACTTTCTGGCGATACAATCGCAAAAGGTGGTATTGAAGTAATGCCCAATATTAAATATAAATCTAACATAAGCAAAATGGCAGTATCAGGTTTGATAGCTAATGCAAGTTGTGATTTTACTTCAGCAGGAAATATAACTCTAACTGAGAAGGTTCTCCAGCCAGAGGAATTTCAAATAAATAATGAATTTTGTTTAACTCCATTTGTGAGTTCTTGGGAGGCAGCAGAAATGGGATACTCTGCATACGATACTATGCCTAAGAAATTTAGTGATTTCTTGATTGCTGAAGTAGCTGCTAAAGTTGCTCAACAAGCTGAGCAAACAATTTGGAATGGTGCTAATGCAACAGCAGGAGAATTTGATGGATTAGTAACTCTATTCAAAGCAGATACAGATGTTTCTGATATTACAGGAACTACTGTTACTCACGCTAATGTCGTAGCTGAAATGGCTAAAGTAGTAGATGCTTGTCCAGCAGCTCTTTATGGGAAAGAAGATTTAAATCTTTATGTTTCTCAAAATGTAGCTAAGGCTTATGTAAGAGCTTTAGGAGGTTATTCAATCGGTGTTGGAGCAAATGGTATTAATGATCAGGGCCAAATGTGGTATTCAGGTCAAGATTTATCTTTTGATGGAGTAAATATATTCCTAGCTCCTGGATTAGATAATAATCAAATGGTATTAGCTCAAAAATCTAATCTATACTTTGGAACTGGCCTTATGAACGAGCATAATCTTTGTAAAACTTTATCAATGGCTGATTTAGATGGATCGCAAAATGTTAGAGTAATAATGAGATTTACTTCAGGAGTTCAGTATGGATATGGAACTGAAGTTGTTTTATACGATCCAACAGTATAATATAATAAGAAGGGGTAGATTTAATAACCTACCCTTTTTGTTTAACTTTTAAAAAAATAATAATATGGCTTGTGTATTAACAACAGGAAGAAAATTACCTTGTAAAACAGGATTTGGAGGAATAAAAAAAGTTTATTTCGCAGATTATGGCACTTTAGGAGCTGTTACTGTAGATGCTGATGGTACTATATCTGCTATTGCAGGATCTGAAGCCTGGTTTGAATTTGATGTAAAGGGTAATTCTAGTCTAGAATCTACTGTTAATTCTAGTAGAGAGAATGGAACTACTTTCTTTGCTCAAACTTTAAATCTTACTTTACCATTTTTAGATAATGCTACTCAGCAAGAATTACAATTAATTATAGTTTCTAGGCCTCATATTGTAGTAGAAGATTACTTAGGAAATCAATTCCTTTGTGGTTTAGAAAATGGATGTGAAGTAACAGGAGGTACAATAGTAACAGGAGCAGCATCAGGAGATCTTTATGGATTTACTCTAACATTAGAGGGCCAAGAAGAAAAAGCTCCAGCGTTTATTGATGCAGGTGTAATTACTTCAGCAATTTCTGCAACTCAAATAACTCCAAATTAAAATATATCTAATTTTAGTTTAATTTAAGAAAGCACTCTTTATAGGGTGCTTTTTTATTTTACAAATTAATTTAATTAATTCGTTATATAAGCAATGATTGTAATTACTACCTCAGCATCTCAAACTTTAAGCGTAATACCAAGAGATTTTCTTGGATCATTTACTATTGATGTAAGAGATAATTGGTTAAACAAGAACTATAATTATTTTGAAGATACAGTTACTACAAGTGGAGATTTTATGGTATTCACTAATAGTTATGTAGATTCTTTAAGTGCATCTATTTTTAAAGAAAACAGATTTTATGATTTAGATTTATATGCTGATTTTAATTATTGGAATACTAATTTGAGTTTATGGGAAATGTATGATGAAGTATGGCAAACAGATTCAGACCAAAAAGAAAGAATTTATAAAGACAGAATTTTTGTAACAGATCAAGATATAGATCAATTAAATGATAATGATCATTATAATATTAATAAGGATCAGTACAAAACAAATGATTCTTACAATAATGAGTATATTGTAATATGAAAAAAAGATTAAGAAATAGTTTAGGACAATACACAAAACACTCTAAATCAGAAGTTAGTTTTGTTAATTTAAGTAGTTATACTGCTCCTCAAATTAAAGAGGTAGTTAATAAAGATTGGGTAGAGTATGGAGATGATAATAATTATTTTCAATATCTAATAGAAAGATATAATGGATCTCCAACAAACTCTGCAGCTATAAATGG